GCCTCCTCCATGTGACCGCGGTTGAATAGGCGTACCATACGGCCGTTGCCGGCGGCCGCGTCAGGCGAGGCCTTGCGGTACGACAGGGCCACGGCTCGCGGGCATTCCTTGCCGATCACGCTCGCCCCCAGGTGCGTCCGCTCGCGGTTGGCCTCGTCCTTCCAGTCCGTGCAGCGCTCCAGCCACGCAGCCTGCGCGCGGCGCCATGCAGCGGGGTCAGTCGCCACGGCGGAATCTATGGCCTCCTCGATGTCTTTGCGGCGCCGCGGTTGATTGATCAGGAATTCGTCGAACATAATTTCACCTCTTGAAATGGAAAGACCCCGGTGGCGGCCGGGGTCAGCGGTTGTCAAGAATCGGACTTCAGGAACTCGGCCACGTAGTGCATTGCAGCTTTCTTCGTGTGCCAGTAATCTACGCTGATGGATGTCTTGTACCGCAAGACCGTTGGATAGCTATCCTCCGGTGTGCGATAGACGGCGAAGTAGCCATCCACCGTACCTCCCTCCACGATCAGCACTGACCGGGCTTTGATGCGGGCCGCCTCGAGGGCGGCCAGATAGTCTTCAGTAAACATCTGGCCTGCCTCCTATCAGAACGGGATGTCGTCGTCGCTAGGGTCGTATTGCGTCGCAGCCGACTGATGAACGTGCTTCAGACCGGCCGGCGCTGCGACCGGGGGGCGCTGCGAGGCAGGCGCTGCCTGGGCGCCTTCAGCTGCGCCGATCGGGCGGAACCGGGCTTGTTCGCCGTAGCCGGTGTCTTCTTCCATCTTGACCCAGACTTTTACGCGCAGGCCGATCAAGGCGTTCGGGCTGGCAGCCTTTTCTCCACTGTACTTCAGGATCAGGGCCAGTGCTTGCTGTGCGATCTTGGCGGCTTTAGATTGACCGCCGTCGTGACCTACCAGCAGATCCCAGAAGCCGGATTCGCCGCTGTCAGCTTGCACACGGAGGGTCAGCTTCTGATCGCCGGCCTTGGTCTGGCGGATCTCGGCGTTCTTGATGGTGATGTTGTATTCACCGCTCTCGGTAAACCTCTTGAACCCGCTGCCCGCGGCCTCGTTCTCGGCGACGGCTTGATTTTGGAACTCGGCGCTGTTGACTGCGGACCAGAAATCGAATGACATGATGCTTACCTCTTTGAAAGTGGCCGATCGTGATTGATCTTGAGTGGCCGTTGATGTGGCTGGTATTGTGCTGCTTTACTGCTGTTTTGTCAAGTGGCCGTTCGTCGGCTCACTTGGTGATTTCGAGTAGGGACAGGAAATCCTGCTTGTAGCCGTCCAGCTCGCCGGTCTCGTTGAGGCCAAGGATGGCGACGGCTACGAAGAAGGCGATTGCCAGGATCCCGCCGGTATTGCTGCTGTTCATGGTGCTTCAATCCACTGATGTTTCAGTCTTGCGTTCATCGTACCGTGATCAGAACTCGCTGTCAAGGCCGTCCGTCGAGGGGGTGAACGGCGCGTTCAGGTCATACTGCTTGAAGATGAAGCCGCACTTGCCCTGTTCGAAGCATTGGCGTGGCGTGCCTTCCGTGCCAGACGTGCCGTTGACCAGCGCCCAGTAGCCGTAGGCTTGGCCCGTGCACATGACCTTGGCCCAGTAGAGCCGCAGCTCCGGGTTCTTCAGGGTGGGCTCTGTGTCGGCAACACAGCGCTCCACGTCCTTCTTGATCCAGGCGTCAAAGCCTTCGCCCATCTCGGCGGCCAGTTCGGCCTTCAGCGATTCGCCGACCATCTTGTACTCAAGGATGGCGCGCACGACGCCGTTGTGCAGGTACTTGGATTCCCAATCGCCGATCGTCTGTTCCTCTTCAGCCTTCGGGGCCTCGAAGGGCAGACCGGCTTGTTGCGACATCGGGTCCAGGTAGTCGGATTCCTTGATCGGGTCCAGCTTCGGTTGCTCTGGCCGCTGCTCCGGGGCTGCAGGTTGAACCTGTTCCACGGGTTTCTGCTGCTCTGGTGCTACAGGCTGTGCATCGCTGCCGGCGCCGCAGGCGGCCAGGAGGGAGGTCAGAGCGATGGAGATGATGGTGCGTTTCATGATCGTTTCCTTGAGGGTATTGAGGCCGTCGTTCAGCCCATGGACAGAACTATACGCCTGCCCATGGGGTGAGTCAACTACCGTTCGTCAGCGCGGCGGGCTGTCGCGAAGCGTGGCAACCAGAATGACGATCAAGGCGATCAGGCCAACCATTGTTGCCGCTGGTTCATGATGCAGAGGAACGGTGAGGGAGGCGCCGATTATAACTGCAACGAAGAGGTTGGCCAGGATGCTGTGTAGATTCGGGATCATTTCTCGACCTCGCTGATCTTGTTGATGATCTTGCCAATATTCGCCGGGCACAGGTCGGGCAGTTTGCCGGACCTATCCTTGGCCGTGAAGGAGCCGTCTGACACGAAGCGGAGTGTCCGGCGGAGCTGTTGCGTTCCGTCCTCCTTCGTGACCGTGTCTACCACGAGGCGGCCAACCAGGTCCAGCAGGTACGGCAACTTATCCTGGAACTTCGATCCAGGGACCATTGGGGCGTGGATGCGGCGGCCCATGTCGTCCTGCACGACGGTGGACTTGCCGATCCAGATCACGCTGCACGGCAGGTCGCGGAGCTGCCGGATGAGCCGTGTGACCGCAGCCTCTGCTTCCGGGTAGGCCTTCCTGGGGTCCGGGGTCTTCTGCAGGGCATCGGCCAGCACGATCTCGGCAATCTCCGACAGGGAGTCGAAGATGATCGCGCCGTACTCTGAGGCGTGCTTGATGGCGTAGCCGACCGCCTCGCGGGCCGACTTGATGTCGTTGACCTCGATGTAGGGCACGTCATGGCCGGCCAGGGAGAGCAGGCCGCCCTCGGCACTGATGACCAGCGGCCGGTCACAGGTCAGCGCCAGTCGCGTCTTGCCGACGCCGGAGTCACCGTAGATCAGGGCGTTGATCTTGGCTTGTTGCTGGATGGATGCAGTGGTTTTGATCATGACTTCACCTCGTAGAACTTGATTGCGGCAGGAGCTGGCTTGGTTGTGATGAATTGCCTCTGGGCTTCTGTCGGCTCGTACTTGGCAGGAACGCTGTACGTTGCAGACAGGCCGTCCAGTAGAGACGGGTCTTGCAGAGCTGCCTCGCGAATGGCTCGGTTGTCAACCGACGCCCGTGTGACTGCCTTCACGGTGACACGCTGGCCGTCAACATCCTCGTCGAACTGATCGGCGTGCACGGCCAGCCACTCACGGATCTTGTCGGCCTTCTGTTGGCGCTCGGCGATCTCGGCCAGCAGGTCGCGGTATGCCCGGATGCCCCGGGTGATGGTCGCCTTGTTCATTTCGAGATGTCCCCTTTGAATTTAGTGGCCAGCGCGACCAGCTCGTAGATGTAGGCGAGGACGGCGCCTTGCTCGAGAGAGCCGTCGTTCACGTAGTAGTACCACTCGTTTCCTGCGCGCTGCAGTGTGTAGCCATCGATCACGGTGTCAACCGGCTCCGCGGCGGCGGGTTCGTTGACCTCGTCATCCGCGAACGGGAGGACGTGGCCGGTGGTGTTGACGATGCGCCCATCCTTCATTCCGCATGCCGGAGACAGGCTGCTGAACAAGGCGAAGTCCTCTTCGGTTGCGATGTCGCCGTTCAGGCTCACGATTGCCAGCTTGCCGGCAATCGACGGGGCTGCCTTCAGGAACTGATACTCAACCCCAAGTTTGCGGAGGGACTTGACCGCCTCGTAGGCGTGCGGGAGGACGATTGCGACGCATGGCTTGCGTTTACGCGCCAACTCGAACAGTTCGGCGGGGGTTGCGATGATCTGGGTCATAATTCTTAAACTCCTTGGGTTTTGCGGGTCGCAGCCCGCGTTGTGAAAGTGATGCCAGTATGAGCCTACTGGCTGGGTTTGTCAACTACCGTTCGTCTGGTCGGAACAGCGAGAGGTTGCGTGCCATGATCTGGCGCTCGTGTTTGAACTCCATCGGGGCTCGCACAGGCATGGGATCAACCTGGTACGACACGTTGTCGAACACGATCAGGATGGGCTTGTGACTGCCACCTTCCTCCCGTGGTTCGTAGTAGATGGCCCGCACGGTGCTCCGCTTGACCTTCCGGAACTCCCGCAGGTCATAGGCTGCGCCGCAGTGGCTGAACCAGACTTTTCCGAAGGCCCGCTTGATGCACATGTCCGACCGCCAGTCGGCCAGCGTACTCGAGATCTCGAAGCGTGCCGCCATTGGCAGCTGGTTGAACGATTCAACCCGGTCCCAGACTTTCATTTCTTGAACTCCTTGACGATCTTGTTGACGGCTTCCATGGTGCCGTCAGTTGCCCTAAGTGCGCTGGCCAGTTTTAGCGCCGTCTGTGCGTCGGCACAGTCCCAGATGCGTTTCTGCCCTTTGATCTCGACAAGCAGTGTCGAGCAGGTGAGCCATTCGATCTTCATGGTCATTCGTCCTTGTCTTCGGTGACTCTGGCTGCAATGATCAGGCCGATTGCCATCAGGCCTGCGTAGCAGATGAGGAGTATTGCTGAGAGGATGATGCTCATGGTGAGACTTCCTTGGAGTGCCCCGGATACACCCCCGGGGCTTGGGTCATCAACATCAACCGTGTCGATGGAGGGCATTCTGCCTCAACTCGCCGAGGAAGTCAAGCCACGGTTGCTCGTACACCGATGAGGGGTTGGATTCGTCCGCCCAGCGGTTGACAACGATGGGCTGGCGGTCGGCCTTGTAGATGAGTACGGGAGTCTTTTCGCTGTACAACCCCTGCCGCAGGGCTTGCTGCCTCCACCCGGCAAGGAGGGCTGGCTGGACCTTGGCGTACCGCTTGCACTCGATGGCATAGCCCTCTACGGCGGCCCCCTCGAGGTCGCCAGGGAGGTTGCCCTGGCGGTATTGTTCGATCAGCCGCTTGCACTCCTTGCCGGTAGCGGCATGGATCTCGTTGGCCACCTGCCGCTCGAAAGCGGCCCCCTTGTTGCGGCCGTTCACGGCCTTCTTGGTTGCTTCCATGGTTCACTCCTTATTGAACAGAACCGTACAGGGATGGATTATAGCGCTGCATCAGCGCATATGCAACCCCGGCACCTGACTTGCCGAGCCGCAGTCGGTTGATCGTGCCGTAGTCGCGTTCCATGATGGCCATCACACGGCTAATCATCAGTCGGTCATCCTGGCCGGCCTTCTTGATCAGGCGGGTCAGCTTCGGGTTCCTGGCGATGATGGTCTGGACGCACGCGGCGGGGATCATGTTCTCGATCGGGCGGTCTTCGGGGCGTAGGCCGGCAAGGATGTCGCTGTTCGGGTTTCGGACGACTTCATCCAGGTACTTGTGCAGGGTTTCGCTAATGATCGTGCTGGTTGACTTATCGGCCTGTGCGATGTCGTCCATCATGATCCGCAGGTGCTTGGCGACGAACCGGATGGCCCATTCGGCGATGTCCTCGGTGATGACCGGGTCCATCGTGCTGTTGATGATCGCCACGGCCGTTGCCAGGCGCTCCACGCGTGCGTGCACACGGGCGGCAGCGTCAGCCAAGGTCAGCTTGCCCGCAGCCCTCCAGGCGGCGGCCTGGCGTGCGCGCTTGGTCGAGTGGTCTTTCATCACGCGGGCTGCGTCGCTATTCATCCGCACCTGGTGGTAGCTCGGGCTGGCCTCGCCTGCCACACGGTCCTGCAGCATCGCGATCTTGCGGATTGTTGTCAGAGTGGACTCGGTCAGAGCGCCGCCCGTGCCACGGATCGTCTGCATGCCTTCGTACCAGTTCACCACCGTCAGCCGTGACAGCAAGCCGGAGCCGGAGGCGTCGTTCGACAGCAGGTGCTCCAGGTAGGCTGGCTGCGTGTCTGCCACCATCGACAGGTAGTAGTGCCGAGGGATGGAGGCGCCTTGCTGCGTGATCGACATCTCGGCTGGCGAGGCCGGAGAGCGGTCGAACATTTGGATCACTTGCTTCAGGCCGACGGAGCCTACTTGGTCGGATGCCAGGCGTGCCAGATCGTTGCCGATCTCGGACCAGTGCACGACGCCGGCGGGGATCTGTGACCGCAGTTTGGCCACGGAGGCCCGACCACCGACCACGGAGGCGGCCACGGCGCACTCGGGGTTCACGTCGCTGAACAGGCCGACGATGATGGACGCGGCGTTCTTGCCGGTGCCCGGAGGGGCGCACAGCACCGTGTGGTTGGTGATGCCGAAGGACTTGCCGGACGGCGACGAGAAGTTGCGAGCAGCGAGGCCGGACACAGCGGTCAGCAGGGATGCCGAGACGAAGTCCACCGGGGTCGAGCCCTGGATGGAGTTCGCCAGGTCCGACACCATGTGACCGGCCAGCCCCGGAGGCAGGCCTGCGTCCAGGACGCCGTCGGAATCGACCACAGCGGTGGTCTCTTCGACTTCCGGCACTTCTTCGGGGGCGGGCTCTTCCAGGATGTCCAGTTCGCCGGAGGTGGCCATTTCGTTTGCCCTAGCGAACATTGCATCCCAATCGTAGTGGGCCACACCAGCCTCTTCCATGGCGTCAGCTTCGGCCTCGGCGGCGGCCATCGCAGCCTCTTCCTCGGGGGTGAACTCTTCGATCACGCCACCCTCATCGACCGTGTAACGGGTCGGGGTCGGGGGCTCCGGATCTGGTTGCGGCTGGGTTGCCTTCGTCAGCTGCTCGGTCAGCTTAGCGACCTGCGCCGTGAGGGCCTCGATCTGCTTCATCAAGCTCTCAATCAGCGCGTCGCGCGGGTCTTTCTCTTGCATCTTGGTGGCAGCCTCCATGGCTTTGTCTGCGGCCTTGGCGGCCGGGGTTTCGGAGTATGCCATACCGGCGATGGTTTGCGCCATCTCCCCGTACACGCCCGTGTCGCGGCTACGGCGGACAGAGTTGATGGTGCGCTCGACGTAGTTGGTCATGGCCTTCTGGCGCTGGCCAAGGCCAGACTTCCGGAAGGTGGTGGCAACAACTGCGTCATCGTCCGTTGCGAAGCACAGGGCCTCGATCAGGGCCATGTCGGCCTCTGACTGCGACGGGTAACCCATGGCCTGCCAGTCGCCCTTCCACAGGCGCTTGACCTTGTCTTGGCCCCACACACGCTTCAGGGCGGCACGGCATGCCTCGTCGGCGGCGCCCGCTTGCACAGGGGTCATCAGTGGCTTGGCGGAGGACTTCAGGCCGCCAAGGCGGGCCACGAGCCTGTCGATCTTGGCCTGACGCTCTTCGACCGTATCCCAGCCGTTGATCGTGTTACCAGTCACGATGATGAAGCGCTCTTGGCCGTAGACCTCGATATCCTGCTTCGAGTCACGGACACCGCCGGCCAGGTTAGCCCGCACGAAGATGTGCGTGCCACGGCCGCTCGAGGACGTCTCAGCGTAGGAGTCCAGCCACTCGACCATGGCCATCTGGTCGGAGGCGTAGTCTTCGTCCATATCGACCACGGTCACGCCGCAGCCCGGGGTCAGCAAGGCGCCAACCTTGGCGTGAGGGCCCGTCATCTTGGCGGCCTTCCAGGCGTCCTTGGCGGACATCCACCCCCGTGTGTCAGTGGTCGAGAGCGGTATCAGTCCGCCGGACGGACCGATGCCCCAGGGGCGCTTGTCGCCATTCGCGGGATTGCGGGCGACCCCCCAGTGTTTGATGAGTTGTGACAGCTTCATGTTCTCAGGCCCCATGTGCGAGGGTTGATGATGTGCGAATCATAGCGCAAGAAACTGGCTGCCGTCAACCGCTGCAGCACGCCATTCGACAAACGACAAAACCCGGGCATACCGGTGGCGGCCGGGCCCGGATGATGTACTGCTAGGCAGCAGTCACGCTTGGCGGCGCGAAACCACTACCCAAGGTGAAGCCCGGCAATCTGCAGGCAAGGCCAGCCGCCACTGGCTATGACTGCAGACTACCGCACTTCGGTCGGCGACGGATTCTTGCTACCGTCTGCCATTTCGGGGTCAGCCGTCGTGCTGCCCCTGTGCTTCGCTTCGTCGGTGAACCGTCTGTGACTGCCACCGACTCTGCTCAACGGCGCCGGATTTAACTCCCATCTTTCAGGGCACTTGACCGGCCGATCGTCTCGCTACCGGTGCAGGCCGAGATTTTTCGCTCGCCATCGCTGCACCTCATGTGGCGCAGGCCGAGATTTTTCGCTCGCCATCGCTACGCCACAGGAACGAACTATACGCGCCTTTTTCGTGCTTGTCAACACCCCCCTCGCACAGGTGTGGCGATCACACCGGCCACACCGCCCTCACGCGCGCGTACGCGTACACACGTGTGCGCGCACAGGCGTGCACAGGCGTGCACAGGGGCCAATCACAGGTGCCTCGCGGCCAGCCAATTCGCGTGTTCGCCACCTACCAATGAATGGCTTCCCATTCTCAATTGACATTCTTTAACAACCACCTATGGGGGGTGTATATAGTAAATTTGGGTCGATCAATGAACCTGAATTCCATGTTAAATGTAACGACACAAAAATTAAATCGTTCAGAATCAATGGCTTAGACGCAAATCCTGTTACATGTTTAGTTGTAACAAATCGTAAGCATACACTTTGTTACAACTTGAGAAGGGTTCTCATCTTTGCAAAGTGCTGCTTGGATGTACAGGGGTCTTTGGGCGGGGGCGAGAAGGTGGTTGCGTGGCGGAATGGTAGAATTCCGTCTGCCCCCACCCTTGTGATAGCTGATGAAACCTCACCTTCCACCAATCAACGAGACCGCCCTGCGGGAAGCACCGTGGGAGGACGTCTTCCAGTCGGTCACGCTGGAAGACTTTATTGCGTCCTACCTGACCGACTACAATGGCCGGAAGGCGCTTAGGCGGCTCGGCCTGTGGAAGGGGCGGGAGGCGCAGGTTGCCGAGATCCTGTTGGACCGTGATGACGTCCAGAACGAACTGTCGCTCCGTCAGCTGGAGGTTACCGAGTCCAACATGGCCGCCATTCGTGCACGGGCCATGCAGGGGCTGTATCAGCTGGCACTGGGGGCAGAGAGCGAGAGCGTTCGGCTGCAAGCACTTGGCCGCCTGCTCGATGTGACTGGCGGGGCTACCGCGAAGTCTGAAGCCATGGACCTGTCTGGCACTGAGTCCACTCAGATCAAGGCCGCCCTGGCCGCAATCGGAAGGGTGCCTGTTCTGTGAAAGCCGACGTCCTTGCAACACAACTGCTGAGGGAATACGCCACACGGTCGCTCCGCAACTTCGTGGGCGTGTTCTGGCCCGTGCTGGAGAACGACCGCCCGATCGCCTGGGGCTGGGCGCTGGACGCCATGTGCGAGCACCTGGAGGCCGTGTCTCGCGGCGAGATCACGCGCCTGGTGATCAACGTCCCCCCGGGATCGATGAAGTCCCTGCTCGTGTCCGTCATGTGGCCGGCCTGGGAATGGGCCTGTGGGCGCCCGAATCTGAAGTTCATTGGCGTGGCCCACAACACGGCCCTATCGGCCCGCGATGCCCGCAAGATGCGACGGCTGGTGCAGTCCGCCGAGTACCGCTCTCTGTTCCCGCAGGTGGAGCTGACCAAAGACCAGAACTCGAAGATCAACTTCGAGACGACAGCCTACGGGCAACGCGTGTGCATGGCTTTCCGGAACATGACAGGGGAGCGTGGCGACCGAGTCATCATCGACGACCCGATGACCGTGGAGGACGCGTTCTCGCGCGCCGCCATCGAGGAGGCGGGCCGGATTTTCAATGAGACCGTGCCAAGCCGTGTGAACGACCGCAAGTCTGCCATCGTGATGATCATGCAGCGCATCCACGAGTCGGACCCCGCGGCCATCGCCCTAAGCGACCCGGCCTACGAGAAGCTGATCATCCCGATGCGCTGGGATTCGAAGTTCGTGAACAACACCGCCCGTTTCACCGACCCGCGTACCGGTGGAGCGGAAGGCGCCCTCTTCTTCCCGGAGCGATTCGACGCTGACGCGGTCGAGGCGCTGGAGCGCCGGCTCGGGCCGTACGGCTCTGCGTCCCAGCTGCAGCAGCAGCCGGCTCCGCGCTCTGGTGGCTACCTGGACCCCTCTAATATAGGGGTAGTGCCGGAGGGCTCGATCCTGCCGCAACTCCGCCTGTGCAGGGGGTGGGACCTTGCTGCCACAGAAGGGGCGGGCGACTACACGGTTGGGGCTCTCGTGGGCATCCACGACGACACCGGCCGGGTGTACCTGCTGGACGTCGTGCGCGGTCAGTGGGGTTCGGCCAAGGTGGATGCCACGATCAAGCGGGTCGCCGCCATGGATGGCCCGCTGGTCGAGCAGTCCCTGCCGATCGACCCGGGTGCCGCTGGCAAGCGGGCGGCTGACCAGTACAGCATCGCACTCACGGGGTACGCCGTGCACACCAGCAGGGAAACTGGGGACAAGATGACCCGGGCGAGACCTCTCAGTTCTATCGTGCAGGATGGCCGCTTCCACGTCGTGTGCTCGCCCGAGATGGCGCGCCCTGTGCTGGACGAGTTCGCTGCGGCGCCGGTGGGCAAGCACGATGATACAATTGACGCCATCTCGCGCGCCCTCAACCGACTGACTGAGACGGCCGCCTTCCAATTGACGGGGCTACTGTGACTGACACGACTGCAACCATCACCCAAGACGGAGCCTACGAGGACGTCTTCGCCAAGACCGGCCTGACGCCACTCGACTGGCGCGACCGCGGCGAGGGGCTCAATCGCATCTGGGGGGTCCTCCCGTGGGCCGCCGTGTCCGGTTGGCGCACCGATCACAAGCTGGCCCCCAAGCTGTCGCGTCAGGCCGCCCGTGCCCTTGCTCGTGCCGAACGTGACGGCGAATCCATCATCCTGCAGTCCGGTCGGATCCTGAACCGCTCCACCTGCTCCGTGGTCCGTAGCGCCACGGTTGGCGAGAACAAGGGCGACCCGGTTGAAGTCATCGTTGACAACACCCTGTACACGCAGGGCGAGTTCCTGGTGCTGAAAGGCCTGATGGACCGTGATGGCATCAAGGCAGCTGTGAAGCGGTACCTGAAGGCCGTTGACATGGCCGTTGCAGGCCTCGAGCGGTCACAGCAGCCCGTGCACAAGATCCCGGATCTGTCACGCTACCTGCAGACTCCGAACGGCCGGCAGATGGTGGAGCAGCGCATCGCCCTCGTGGACGCCGCCCGCGGCGTCCGCAACACGGTGGTCATCGACGGGGCCGAGGACTACACCATACAGACGGCCCAAATGTCGGCCGCTCAATCGACCATCGAGGCAGCCAGGGAGACCGTGTGCGCGGCCTCTGGGATCCCTGCTCGCATCCTGTTCGGTGATGCCGTGTCCAGTGGTCTGGGTGCCAACAGCGGCGAATCCCAGAACTGGAAGGCGCAGGTTCGCCAGTACCAAGAGACGCAGGCCGCCGCCGTGTTGGAGTTCCTGTCCGGTCAGCCAGCCGAATTCGAGGACCTGACCCGCGAAAGCCAGGCCGAGCGCGCGCAGCGGCTGGAGCGCATCGCCTCCGCCCTGGATCGCCTGCTGTCGCACGGGGTGCTGGACAACGAACAGGCCCGTAACCTGCTGACGGAGGAAGGCTTCAATGTCGCGGCGTGAGCAGGGGAAGAAGTACACCGAGTGGCCCAGCGCCGTTGACTACACCAAGGCCCTGAAGAAGACGGTCAAGGCCGAGTGGCCGTTCATTGACCTGGAGGAAGTGGACGCCGTCCGTGGCAAGCTGGAGTGGTTTCACATCTACCTGTCCAGGTTCCAAGACCGCCAGTTCCGGATGCTGGTCAAGTCCCGCACGGGTGTGGAGCTGCCGCCCTCCATGGACTTCAAGGGCCTGGACGGGAATCAGCGTGTGCGAGTCGAGCGCTGGCTGCAGGCCGAGCGCGATCGCTGGATCGCAGAGCAGGTGCGCCTGATCAGCTCCCTGACTGACCGTCACGCTGAACGGGCAACGCAGATCCTCACGCAGTACGCCGGCCAGCCGGAGGCCGTCAAGTCCGAACTCGTGCGCGTGCTGGGCATGGCTCATAACCGCGCCGAGCTGATCGCAGAGGACCAGTTCAACAAGGGCACGGAGGTGTTGAACCGCGCCCGGTATCAGGCCATGGGCTCCATCACGTACCGCTGGATCAGCGAGCGTGACGGCCGCGTCCGCCCAACCCACCGTGCTCGCGACGGGGAGGTGTTCAGCTACAATGGAGTAACGAACCCTGGTTGGGAGATCCGGTGCCGCTGTCACGCCGAGCCGATCTTCCCCCGGAACCTGAATCCTGTGGAGGTTGAATGAAGCCGCACAAAACGCCGGAAGGCTACATCATCGATACGCCGATCATCGCTCGCACCGGCATACAGATGTACCTGCGTGACGGAAAGCCTGTAGCCGAGTACCGCCCCGCCGAGGAGGTATTCTCGCCCAAGTCGCTGGCGTCCTTCGTTGGGCGCCCACTGACCATCGACCATCCGTCGTTCATGGTACGGTCCGAGAACGTCAAGAACGTCGTGGTTGGCGCCATCCTCGGCGAGCCGTGGCAGGACGGCCAGAACCTGCGTGCGACAGTCGTCGTGCACGACAAGCGGGCAGTGGATCTGATCGAGAAGGGCTTGAAGGCCGAGCTGTCTGTGGGGTATACTGTCGAAACCGAGCAGGTTGCAGGCGTTACGCCTGAGGGCGTCAAGTACGACGCCGTCCAACGGAACATCCGCTGCAACCATCTGTCAATCGTAACCCGCGGCCGGGCCGGTAACGCCCGCTTTTCCAAGGAGTTCCCGCGAATGGATGAACTGAAACAACCGGTCGAATCGCCGACCATCGATCAGCTGCAGGCCCGATGCGACGCACTGCAGGCTGAAGTCGATCGCCTGCAATCGGAAGTCAAGCCCGCTGAAGTGAGCGGCGAGCAACTGGCTGAACTGCGTGCCCAGATCGAGGCCGCTGTGCGCGCCGATGTCGCCGAAGAGTATGCCGCCGCCGAAGTGGCCAAGCAGTTCGGGGTGAAGCCAGAAGGCTCCGCAATCGCCACGATGAAAGCCGTGCTTGCACACGCCCAACCGTCTGTTAAACTTGACGGCAAGTCGGATGAATACGTTCGCGCCGCGTTCGATGTCGTCCGGACCGTCCGCGCCGAACCAGTCAAGGCTGAAGCGAAGCCTGCTGTGCAAGTCGCGACCACCGCATTCAACTTCCTGAAGGTCTGAAATGTACAACATCCCCAAATCCTCGCCGGGCATGATCCAACACGGATACAGCCCGACCGCCATCGAGACGTTCCCTGCTGGCGCTGAAATCCCGTTCGGCGCTGCCGTGATGCTGGATACCAACGGCACCGTGGTCGAGGCTTCGAACGGCAACCTGATCGGCTTCGCTGTTGCCTCGCACGTGTGTGTTGGCCAAGGTAAGTACCTGAAAGGCCAGCCCGTCGGTGTACTGACGCAAGGCACCATCACGGTGAAGGCCAGTGGCAAGGTGGACGCCAATGCCCGCCTGAACTACCACGGTTCGCAGAAAGCAGTGATGGCGAAAGCCACTGGTGGCAATGAGCCCGCCTTCCTGAACCTGGTTGCCAAGACTGCGGTTGCCGCAGGCGGCCTGGTCGATGTGCAGGTAAACACCGTCAAGTAATGGCCCAAAGGGGCGCTATAATGCGCCCCATACCCCACACCCCATCGAGGTAGAAATGTCTGATCTGATCAAATCCGTGCTGAACCTGGATGACGCTGGCAGCGCACTGGTTTCGAGCAAACTGCAAGCCGTGTACGGCGGTCTGCTGCAGCAACTGGCCGTTCAACCTGAAGCCGTCCGCCTGTTCCCCGTTCTGGGCCAAGGCATGGGCGCCCACACCTCGGTCGAATCGAGCGAATACGATTCCTACGGCCGCGCCCAGATCGTGCACAACAAGGCTACGGACATCCCCGCCGCCGACATTGGCAAGATCAACCGCAACGCCAACCTGTTCCAGATTGCGAACTACATCTGCTTCAGCACGATGGAGCTGGAAGTCGCTGCTCGCACGGGTAGCCCCCTGGATCAAGGTAAGCACCAAGCCGCGATGATCGCTCAAGCCGCCGAGATCGACCGGATATTCTGGCAGGGTGACGCCAGCTATGGCATCACCGGCTTCAACGGCTTTGCCTTCGCCCAAACCGAGCTGAAGAACGACGGCACCGGCAACAGCAAACTGTGGGAGACCAAGGGCGCCGCCGAGATCGCTCGTGACATGCGTGCTCTGGTGCGCTCGATCGCCGTGCAGACCAATGGCCTGGTCCGTGCTGACAACATCTACCTGTCGCCGGAAGCCCTGGAAATCGCCGCCACGAAGAACATCAACGGCAAAACCGCTCTGCAGCTGTTCGCTGAAACGATGCCTGGTGTGACCGTGACCGAATCCGTGGCGATGAAGACCCTGGGTGGCAAAGACATCCTGGCTCTGTACAAGTCGGCCGCTGTTGGTGGGATCTGGCTGCCTATGTTCGGCTATCGTCACCCCGAACAGCGCGACGGCCTTGGCATCAAGACCATCTTCGAAAGCCGCACCGCTGGTCTGGTGGTTGGTAACTCGAAGGCGATCGTGACTGCCACTGGCATCGTGTAAACTACACGGTAAGCCCGAAAGCCCCGCTTCGGCGGGGTTTTCTTTTTTGGAGATACCGCAATGCTGAAGACCTACCGCAACCCCTACAGCTTCACGCTGGTCATTGGTTCCTATGCCGTCCGCCCAGGCGAAACGATTGAGTTGGCCGGGTACAACGGCTCCATGCTGGTGCTCGCGTCCGACGAAGCGGTTTCCGCCCCTGCCGTGACCGAGCCCGTCGCCGAAGAGCCCGCGGTCGAGGATAAGCCCAAGCGTGCCCGCAAAGCCGCTGCCGAGCCGGAGGCTGAGTGATGACCGAACAGGAAGTGCTTGACCAGATCGCCGCTCTTGGCGAATCGTCGGCCGGCATGACCCTGTTCGTCAAGCTGGCGATGATGTGGGGCAAGCTGGCGAAGCTGCCAGCCGAGAAGGTGGCTTTCGCTGCCGCCCTCTATGCCCTGCACCTGAAGGCCACGCGGTCACAGAGCGCCCAGGTGCTGACCGAGCGTGAAGGGGACCTGTCACGCACGTACGCCAACACGCAGGGGCAAGACCCGCTGGGCTGGAGCTTCTGGGGGCGGATGCTGAAGGACCTGCTGGAGGCCGAGGGGCAGACCACGGAGTACCATGTCCCGGGGTTCCTGGTGTCGCCGTACACAGAGGGCAGCGACTGTGACTGTAATCGATAAGCGGGCCACGTGGGACAAGATCAAGGCGTCCATCCTTGGGCTACCCACCGTGGATGTTGGCGTCCTTGACTCAAGTGTGGCCGTCTACGCCGCTGTGCACGAATTCGGGAGCAGTGACGGACACACGCCGGCCCGCCGGTGGCTAACCAAGGGTATCGAGGACAATGGGATGGCTGTGCAGGCCGCGATGGCAGCCACGGCAACGGCCATCCTTGACGGTCGCGTCAGCAAGGCCAGGGCCGTTGACAATCTCGGGGCGGACGTGGCCGACATTGTGCGGGCGCACGTCAACAGCGCCAACTTCCCGCCTGCGCTGAAGGTTGAGACCGTGCGCCGCAAGGGGCACGCAAAGACGATGGTAGACAGTGGCAAGATGAAGGATTCAATCACTCACAGGGTGAACAAATGAGCCAGTTTAGACAGCCGGTGCTGTTCAGGTGGACCAACCCCGGCCGATACGAGCGTGGCCAGTGGGTTCCTGGCGCTTTGGTCGAGCGAGACATCGAGGCGTCTGTTCAGCCTGCGGCAATGCAGGATATCAACGACCTTCCCGAAGGCGAGCGGTGGGGGCAGATGGTCAAGGTGTACATGGACGACGACAGTGTCCCCGTTCACGACTACGGCCAAGGTCGCGTGTCGTTCATGTGGCGCGGTCAGGAGTGGATCGTGATCAGTGACGAGGCCCACTTCATGGGCGTAATCGAGCACAGGAAGCTGATCGCGCGCCGTGTGGTGGCCGTAGAGGAGCAGCGGCCATGACACACGACGAGCTGTACGCCTACTTGAAGGCAGCCGGGGCACCGGAGGTGATCTTTAGCCACCAGAACGCCCCGCGTCCAAAGCCACCATACGTGCTGGTTGAAGAGACTGGCGTGGCCGGTGTGCGTGAGGAGTACTGCGAGCGCGAGGCCCGGCGGTACGCTGAATACGCCGTGAACTGCCGGATCCAATGGCACGGAGCGAAGGCCCTGATTAACCTGTCTCTCCTACGCACCAAGGCGCCGGCCCTTAGGTGGGCTGGCGACGTGCAGCGGATCCCGGCGTCGCTGGAGGACGTTCAGTGGGAGGATCGTGCCACGTGTGACGCGGCTTACCACCTGATCGAGCCCGTCACGGCGCCCGAAGCCGATGGTATCATTGACACTGTTTCCACGACGCCGACCATCAACGAGCGTGCGTGGCCTGCATTCATCTCACGGAGGCCTTGAATGGCAACTCTTGATGACATCGTCTCGGTGGATATCCATCTGAACACGACCGGTATCGGCCGGGCAAACTTCGGGACCGTCATGGTCTTCAGCCGAAACACGGACTACGAGTCGGGCAAAGCCCCGCGCGCCGGCACTGTGTCCACTTACAACCGCCTGTCGGATGTGGCCGGCATCGTGGCGGCCAGCTCGCCTACTCACAAGGTGCTGAGCGCCATCTTTGGTCAGTCGCCGCGCCCGCGTCAAGTGAAGGTCTATATGGCTGGTATCGGCAGCGACACGCCGTGGGGTGCGGTCCATCTGGCTGGCGCGATTCAGGAAGATTCCGACTGGTACGCCGCCGTGATCGCCGGGACCTCGACCGACTACATGGCGTTCGCCAAAGCCATCGAAGCCGAGCGCCGCCTGTTCGTGACCGATCAGATGACGCCGAAAGCTGCGAAGGATCAGAACCTGTACCGCACGGCCGTCATCGTTGGCCAAGAGGGTGGCGGTGTGACCGCCGGCGCCTGGGCTGCCAAGTGCCTTGGCTACGCTGCTGGCAGCGAAACTTGGGCTCTGAAGCAGCTGTCTGGCGTTCCAGCTGCATCGCCGACCCCGCAACAGGATCAGGAGGTCCTGAACAACAACGGCACCGTGTTTGGCCGGATGAGCGCCAACCTCAACCTGACCCGTGGCGGCAAGGTCGCTGGCGGCGAATGGGTTGACGTGATCCGCTTCCGTGACTGGCTGCAGGACGTGATGCAGACCAATCTGGTGGCAACGCTGATCAATCGTCCAAAGCTGCCATACACCGACGAAGGCCTGGCCGTTATCGAGTCCTCGATGATAAAGAGCCTGGAAGAAGGTGTGAAGGCTGGCGGCGTGGTTGACTGGCGCGACAACGGCGAAGGTCAGCTGGTCCGTGGCTACACTGTGACCGTCCCGCGGGCCAAGGACGTGCCGTTCAACGTCAAGGCCTCCCGCGTTGCACACGTGTCGTTCTCGGCCTACCTGACTGGCGCGATCCACGCCATCGAAGTGACCGGCTCCTTTACTTACGACGGAGCTCTGTAATAGACTAGAGGGGCTTCGGCCCCTCTCCTCTCAAAGGATTCTGCAATGGCAATCACCCAAGCTTTCAACCCCGCCGACATCGTCGTGACCGTCGGGCACGTGACCGTCAGCAACCTGTCAGAAGATGACGCAATCGTGATCGAACGTCGTTCGGATGGCATGCAGTTCGCCGTTGGCCTGGATGGCAAAGTAGCCCCCACCCTGTCGGCTGACCAGACCGCCACGATCAAGATCAGCGTGCTGGCGACGTCGGACACGCACAGGGCTCTGCAGGCCCTGACCGGCTACGGCACTCCCGCTCTGTCCACGGCGTCAATTCCCATCACCGTGATCGACAAGTCGAGCGGCACGCGCCTGGCGCTGGCTCCCGTCTGCTACCTGAGCAAAGGCCCCGGTCTCAACATCAGCAAATCCCTCGGCTCCCGTACGTGGGAGTTCCTGGCCGAGAGCGTCATCACGTCGTTCTAATTGCTGTATAATCAACAGCAACACGGCCCGCCTCGCTGATCCTGTCGGCGCTGGCGGGTTCTTTTTTTGAGGATGAAAGATGCAGATCGAATCAGTCATCAACGGCCGGACCTATCGATACATGAAGCTCAACGCGTTTGACGCGCACAGGTTGGTACTCCAGCTCGTGAAGACGCTTGGCCCGGCTCTTGGAGGGGTGTCCATGGAGTCCGATGTAGCCTCCCTGATCGGCAAGCTGGCCGATGTCGGGGACCCGGTGCAGGACATCGCCCTGCCGATGTGGGCCAAGGCCACGATGACGTGTGACGGCAAGCCCCTGCGGACCGAAGCCGATGTGAACGCCCTGTTCACTGCTGACGATATTGGCGACCTGTATGAGCTGGCTGTGGTCAGCATCAAGGAGCAGGTTGGCCCGGCTTTCACGAAGGCGCTCACCCGGTTTGGCGCCCATTCGTAAGGGGGCATGAGGAAGGGGCGCTACCCGGAAGACTTCGGGCGGATGTGGAAGAGCAGTTCGTGATCTGGCGCCCCATCCTTGAGGGCATGGTCTCGCTAGAGGCCGTGGAAACCGGGGCCGTCTCACTCGAGCGGCTGATGCAACTGAATGGCCTGCTGGATATGCGGGCCACAATCCAACGAGAGGCAGCAAATGATCGTTCGTGAGTTGGTGACCCGTCTTGGATTCCAGACGGACACAGCATCCCTGCAGAAGTACGAGGGGGCCGTCGATCAGGCCAAGCGGACAACCGAGCGTGCTGCCACGGCCATGAGGGCGGCGTTCGCCGCTGTTGGTGTTCTCGGCATTGCAGCCATCGGGAAGAAGATCGCCGAAGTTGGCGACCGCATCAATACCCTGAAAGACCGCCTGAAGTCCCTGTCACAGGGGGGTGACTTCGATCAGCTGGCAGACCGCGCACGCTCGCTTGGCGCCGGCATGGACTCGTACATCGACGGATACATCATGCTGGCCAACGCCACCGATGGCGTGCTGGCCAACCAGCAGGAGGTAACCGAGATCCTGGACACGCTGAACGCCGGCCTGAAGGCGTCCGGTGCTGACGCAGGCACGGCCGCTGGCGTGATGCGTCAGTTCGGACAGGCACTCGGCTCTGGCACTCTCAGGGGCGACGAGCTGAACTCGATGAACGAGGGCGCCGGCGTTCTGATGCGGGAGCTGGCACGGGCTATCCTTGGACCGCAGGGCACCGTGGGCGCCCTCAAGAAGATGGCCGAACAGGGCAAGCTGACCACAGAGGTTGTGCTGGCCGGCATGCGGAAGATTGGCCCGGGGCTGCGTGCACAGACGGAGGGAATGGGGCGCACTGTAGGGCAGGCCGCCCAAGGACTGAGGGACACCATTGACCGCGTGATCGCCCGCTTTGATGCAGTCACGGGCTTCACTGCGAGACTTGCGGCAGGGCTGGACTGGCTGTCCGGCGCGATCGAGAGAGGAATCGATTGGCTGGGCGGGGCGGACGTCGCCGCCAAGGCCCTGGGTGCGACCCTTGGTGTCCTTGCGGCCGTCGCACTGCCTGCAACGACAGCCGCCCTGTGGAGCATGGCCAGAGCCTCCTGGGCGGCAATGGCTCCGTTCCTTCCAACCATCATCGCTGTCACGGCCGCACTCACCGGCATGTTCCTGGTGTTCCAGGATATCTTCTCCTGGATGGAGGGGCGTGACTCGATAGCCGGTCGGATCTTCGGGCCATTTGAAGGATTTGCCAAGACAGCCCAGGAGTGGATCGCCAGCGTTCGCCTGTGGGTGTCTGATCTGTTTGATGACGTGGAGAGGCTGTGGAACAAGATCACGTCCTTTGGCGGCATCAAGGACACGATCAAAGACGCGGCTAGCTCCATTGGCGACTGGTGGTCCGGCCAATCCAAAATGGCCGTGGAATATGCTGGAGGGGCATCCGGGCTGCGGCAGAATGTGACGGCGACCACGACGATCAACATCAACGGCAAGCCTGACCAAGGTACAATCAACGAGATTGGCCGCGTGACCGAGAGGTCGGTTCGCGGAGCAGCATCAGCGGCGGGCAAACGATGAACTACGTGATCGACGGAAGATCGGGGACCCTGAAGTCATGGGGTTCCCTGAATGCGGATATCCACCTGACGGCAGTGACCTCATTCGAGGTCAAAGACAGCAGGAAGCTCTCGACCTATGCGGGCGCTTGGGGCGGGTTCGATGTCATGACTGGCATCGGGCCTACCGAGCGCGTGCTGACGGTTCAAGGGCGTGTCAGCAATGACTTGACTACACGTGACGCCACCGCACGTGTGCGTGCCACACTGGACAGGCTGATGGAGTCCCAAGAGCCCGTGGCCTACGTCAGCCCTGTGGCCAGCATCCCGAAGGGGGTGCTGACCGGCGTGACCGTCACGCAGGTTGGCGTCTCGGCTGTGGACGTGGAGCTGACCATTCGCGCCGTACGCACCGTGGAAGCGGAATCCGTGGCAGGAGAGAAGGCGCCTACGCGAGCCAAGAAAGGCGGCAAGGCCGTGGACAATCCCGTCGGCAAGTCTGGCGCCGTGAACAAAGGCGCCGGTAGCGATAGGACGGCGTCCAAGCCGGCCGCAAAGGAACCAGAGGACAGGCGCAGTCTTCTGGCAAAGGGAGTTGACGGAGTGTCAGGCTTACTTGACGGGGTGTCGAAATGGAATCCGTTCTGACTGGCTATCACGCGGCGGATGGGCAGCAGCACACGTGGACATGGGGCGGAGCGACGTTCCAGGCAAGGTGGAATCGCGTGCTCTGGCAATGGGCTGTTGTCGTTCAGTACAAAGGATGGAGGGCCATTGGCAATGGATCCGCCAAGACGCCCAACGCATCCATCCAGCACATCGGTGACGGGGTATTCGAATGCAAGACGTGGCAGTAACGCTGGTGGGAGAGGCCGGGAGCTACCGGCTCGTAGGCGCCTGCAGCTCGATTGAAGTTGTGCGGGCAGAGGACGGTAAGGCCTCCGATGTGCACGTCCGCCTGCAGGACGTGCCTCGCGGCATCGGCGGCCAGGCCACTGGCGGGGCCTATCACACGGTGCGAATAGAGCACCCTGTGTTGCCTATCACAGCTGATGTCGTGACGGTTGACTGGGATGTCGTGGCCGGAGAGCTGTCGATCTCTGGTGGCGAGGACGCGGCCATTTGGAATACCAAACGAGTCGCCCTGTCATTCCCGTCATCTACCCCACTTTCACAGGTTGCCCAGGCCGTGGCCGCGGCAGCAGGCTTGCCTGTGATCGGGGCAGATGCGGCCATACTACCAACGTGCCCGCGCACGTTCTCATGCCTGTGGCGAGATGCAATGCGGCAGGTTTTCGGGGGCAAGTGGACGGTGACAGCGTCTGGCGTAGTGTGCGGTGGCGAGGCTGCGTCTGTGACTATCAACGATCAGACTGCTTATGGCGTGACCCAGGTTCGCCGGGAGCGCCTGGACGATGGGTCTGTGACCGTCAGGGCGACCGTGGTTCTGCCGCTCACACCGTGTGACGTGGGGGCTAAGGTTGCCGGCCTCGTTGGAGAGGTTGGCGTGGCTGGCCGGGTCACAAAGGTGTCGCACGTGATAACATGGCACGAATCCCTGACCACTATCGAGGTTGAGCGTGTCTGACGTACAAATCGTGACCGGCAAGATTCGGTCAGTTCAAGGGGCTCTGGCTGTCGTTACCCCAAATGGCCGGGGTGACGATCAAGCCCCGTGGCCAGATGTGCAGGACTGCCGGATCATCACCCTGACTGGTTCCGGCGGCACGGCATCCTTGGCCATGCAAGCCATGGCTGGCGATGAGTGCCTGCTGCTGTTCGCCGGCGAGGACAAAACATCCCCATATTGCCTGCCATGTTCTGTGTCGGCACCGCAGACGGTTGCCATCACACATGGGGGTAGCACCATCAACGTTCGAGATGGTGGCATCGACATTAGGACGGCTGGTGCTGTGAATGTATCCACGTCCCGCTTGACGATTAGCGCGGAAACCGCATCGTTCCTCGGTAATGTCACTGTGTCTGGCAATCTGTCAGTAAGTGGCTCGATGAACAACGGTGGCAAGAACGTCGGCGCTGGCCATAGGCACAGCAACGGCACGGCCAATGACGGCAACACGGGGGCAGTACTGTGAGAGATCTTCAGCTGAACGCGGACGGCGACCTTGTGGATGGCTACTTGGCCGAAGACGACGAGTCCATTGCCCAATCGTGCAAGATCGCTCTCCAGGCATGGAAGGGGGAATCCCCCCTCCAGCCGGACCGGGGCACAGACTGGCACAAGCTGGCTTCTCACGGCCGGGAGCAGGATGCCGTGTCCGCGGTCATCGCAGCCATCTCCCGTGTGCGAGGAGTCAGCACATTCGGCATCACCGGTGTTAGAATTGACCCGACCACACGGGTAGTTTCCGTGGACGTGCAGATCAACGGAATAGGACAGACCATAGATGTTTGACGTGACACAAGGAGCGCCTAACGTTGCCGATATCCGGCAGCGGCTCTCCGACAAGATCCGGGCCGGCGTGCCCGATGCCAACACCGGGCGAGATTCGGCCCTTGGTCAGCTACTGGACATCGTGGCCGAGGAGGCCGCCCTGTCCTATGAGTATGCGGAGCACGCGTTCCTGCAAAGCAAGCTGGCCACGGCCACCGGGGCGTCGCTGGATGACATCGCCTCCATCGTGAATGTCCAGCGCCGGCGTGGCACGCAGCCCCTCTACGCCGCATTCGTGGCCGGCACCCCTCCTGATGTTGTTAAATTCAGCGGCGGCTCCAGTGGTCGCATCACCAAGCGCTCGGCCGGCAGGTTTGGCTACCTGCGGTCGTCTATCCGGTACCCCGGGGTCGCGGCCAGCGAGTCGGCGTTGATGGCGTCAAAGAACCTCGTTGCTCGCGGAGACATCCTGATTCACCGTGACACGGAGTTCGGCAACCCGCGTGCACTGGAAGCCATTGGCGCAACCGACCTGTCGTATGTGGAGTTCGATGTTCAGCCGTCTGACGTCACCGGCGACGGATGGCAAGTAGTCGCCCCGAACCCGCCGATGCGGTCATCCGGTAACGTGGACGACGAATCAGATGAATCCCTGCGCGCCCGTGTGCGACCACAGACGCAGCTGATTGGCGGTACGATTGCGGCCATTGAAGCGGCGCTCGCAGCAGAGGGCATGCCGGCCACCGTGAGTGAGTGGCTGGCTCCGTCTCTGTCTCCGCAGGGACAGCCCCCCGGAACCATCACAATCGCCTTTCACGGGCCGGTGGAATCGAGCAAGGCCGCACAGGCGATCCGTCGCGCACGCCCCGCCGGTATCCCGACTTGGGCGCCGGAGGCTGGCGGCTATCGTGATGCGGCCACGGGGGAGATGTGGATCATTGCCGCCACGCGCGTCGTGAATATCACGATCCAGGGCGTCAGCGTCGTCCCCGGCCAGACCCGCAACAACTCGGCCGCCGAAGCCATCATTCGCCGCGAGGCGGTGAAGCCTGGCGTGATCTACGGCCAGAAGATCGCCGCTGTGCTGGCCAATGAACTGCCGTGGCTGCTTGACTGCACGGTACTGCTCAATGGCGCGCCCAGCCTTCCGACTGACGCCCGTACCTCTGAAGTGGGGACCATCACATGGACCAGCTGACCTGGCTGCAACAGAGCCTCCAGAAACCCCGCCTCTCGGCGGTGGCCCGCACCCTGGCCGAGGTATTCCCACGACCTGACGTTCCACGCGTCCTGATCGGCACTGATGACGCTAGCAAAGGCATCTACAACAGCGCCGCCAGGATGACAGATGGACACCTGGAATACCCCGGCTTCGTCCTCCGGTACCGGGAGATGAGTTCCGCTGGCAACCACGTCGGATACGGCTGGGCGCGCCAGTATCAGGATCACATTGGCGTGCTTGGCGGCCAAGTGACCGTAGCCAACGACGGGTTCATGGGCGGTGCGTACATCTACAACAATGACTGGATGGCCGCCCGACAGTCACTGCCAGACGGCACGTGGAAGTGGCGGGGGTATAAGCAAAGCGGCGGAGCTTTCGACGAGGAAATGCTGGTCGGCTTTGCATCCCTTGTGCCCGTGCTGGCCGGCCTTCTGACAAATGATGGCGGTGCCGCGCTGACAGATTCCGATGGTACAATCCTACTCACCGGGCCACTGGAATTCGAAGAGCCGATTTCACGCGGGTTTACGTCCATTCAGTGGCTGACCCAATCGGAAACACAAAGAGCGTAAGGATGAAGCACTTCGCACCAGCTGATGAGTCGCAAAACCCAGCGAACAGTCAGTACAACAATCACCGCACCCCGCCGCGCTCGATCATGGCGGCCGGGTTCATGGGGGCTCGGCCAGGGCGTATTGGCAGCCCAGTGGTCGCCGAGTGGTTCAACTGGCTGTTCTCCCAACTGACCGTGGCTGCGCCATTCTATATGGCCAAGCCGGACAGCGGCCAGATCTCGCTCCCGAACCTGTTCAAGTACCGTGTGGACGGTCAGCAGATCATCAAGGCTTTCGAGATCCGCGGTTTCGCCGATGACGGGTCACTGTCCAACCGGAAGCTGGTCGCCGTTCCAAACTACACGATCGGCAGTACCGTAACCCCAATCGCCGGGGTCACCGTGACCGCCGACATCATCAACATCAACGTCAACACCACCTGCGGCAGCGCGTCCAAGCACGTCACCATCAAACCCGTCACAGAGGCACCTTGAGCCATGGCACTGACCACCACCGAAGAGAACCAACTGCGTGAACTACTTCGCCGCTCAAGCGCAACACAGGAAGGCAAGACCGCCAGCGAGCTGGGCACGTGGACTAGCGCACAACCCGGCCAATGGTTCATCTCGTCCGTTGGCGATCGGATCTATCGCGTCAGCGGCCACGAGGTCGCAACGATGACAACGCTGGCCAACGTGACCGGCAGCAATGCGCGCACTGCATCGAACACAGTCAACCACCTGATGTCCCGTGACGCGACGAGAAATGAGATTGCCAGGATAACCGCTCCCGCGATTACCGAGGCCAAAGCCGTCGGCCAAGCCGCCCAGGCAACAGCCAACAACGTCCAGCAGTACGCCCAAAACATGCACGCCATCATCAATGACCACGACGGGAAGATCAATACGCTGCGGAATGAAATGCCTAAGCGCCTGCAGGGCTGGAAGGATAACCTCGTGATGGACTTCGGTTCGCTTCCGCCGGGCACCGGGGCTGTTACCGTGACGTTCAACAAGCGGTTCAAAGGCCACCCCATCGTGATGGTCAACTTCTGGGGCGATATCGGTAACCCGCGATTCACCCTGGCACAGGACGGCAACGAGACCTGGGGTATCAGGCTGTCAGCCAACTACCCGGGCGTATGGGCTGTGATCGGCGAGCCAGCCTGATACAAACCGTAATGTGCTAGAATGACCAGGGCCGGAACCTCCGGCCCGTGTCATTTCTGCGACAGTACCGCAATGGACCTCAACGACTTCCAGCGCCTGGCTTCGATCCTCACCCCATTCGCCCTTGCGTGGGTGGCGGCCATTCAGGCACGCATGAACAAGCAATCTGACCAGCTCTCCGACCTGGAGCGCCGGGTGATGCAGGCGCGTGTAGAGGCTCAGAAGGAGGCCGTGAGCCGAAGCGAGATCGAGCGCCTGTCAGCACAGATGGGGCAGGTCATCGCAATGATGCGTCAGCAGACCGGTCAGCTGTCGCGCCTGGAAGACAGAATGGAGGGCCAACGCCGTGGCTAAGCCGAACGAGAGAGACCTGGAACGCCTCAAGGGCGTAGACACCGTGCTGGCTGCGGTCGCCTTGAAAGTAATTGAGAGGCACACAGTGGAGTGCCATGTGACCGAAGGGCTTCGCACAGCAGCTCGCCAGAAGGAACTCGTTGCAGCCGGCAAGTCCAAGACACTGGACAGCAAGCACCTGACCGGTCACGCAGTGGACCTGGTTGTAATGCCTGGCGGTAAACCGGATTGGTCTCCAAAGGCCTACACAGAGCTTGCGCGTACCTTCGCACAGGTGGCGCTGGAGTTCGGCCTGCCCGTACGCTGGGGTGGTTCCTGGCGCTGGATCAGTGGGCCTAAGTGCAGCGACTACCCGTTCTTGGCCGCCAGGTTCTTTGACGGCCCTCACTTCGAGACGGAGAGGTAAATGCTGATCCACAATTGGAAGCAGGCGTACAAGCTGTTCAGCGTGCAGGCAGCTGCCGCACTGGTGGCACTGGAAGTGGCGGGGGACTACCTGCCCGAACTGAAGGAGTATCTGGGCGATGACTTCGGCAAGTGGCTTGGCTTGGGCATCATCGTTGCTCGCATCATCCGTCAGGCGCCTGCCCGTGCTGGCGCTGACGCACGTGGCGGCGGCGGTTCTGGGGATGCATCTGGTGCATCAGTGGCACGAGAGGACGAGTGAGGCGCAGCATGTGCGAGCACTGGAGCAGATCGCCAAGGCTGAGCGTGAAGGATTGCGGCGGGCACAGGCGATCGACCAGAAGTACCAGCAGGAGCTTCGTCGCCTTCGGGCTGATGCTGGCAGGCACACTGGCAGCCTGCACGACCGTAACGCCTCCGGCACCGGTCACACCGTCAGTGCTCCAGGAGGCACCACCGGCTGGCGACTTTCGGATGAGGCTGGAAAGTTTCTTCGGGATGAGGCCTCCAGAGCGGACGAACTGAAGGCCTGGGCCGATGCCTGCTGGCAATACGTTCAATCCCAGAAATGACGAAAGGGGCCTTTCGGCCCCTTGTTCGTTCACGGGTCAATCACACTTGCGGCCAGCCAAGTCGAACAGGTTCCGGCCCCAGCGCCGCATGTCAGGGGAAGGCGAGTGCCGCATGGCCTTGGCCAGGTCTCGGGCCTCCTTGCAGGCAACAGGGTCTCCAGCATTCACAGCTTCCTGTGTACGGAGGATCTCCCGGGAGGCATCGCCGCGGTCTACGCCGGACATGCCTTCAGGTTGCGTGAGGTACCGGAACACAGCATGGCCCTTGTGCGAGAGCCCGTATGGATGGCAGTCAGGCCCGAGGTAGTTGCACCAGTTGGCGGCCACAGCCCCCTGATGGGCGGCCTCAGTAGCACGCACAGAGTTGGCATGCAGGGCAGCTGCAATGATGATGACGGTGTAGGCGATGATGATGGATTTGCGGTTCATGGTTGAACTCCTCAGAAATCGTTGATCTCGGACTCGTTTCAATTCACGCGCTTGTGAAGCGCGACTCAAACCTCGTTGATCTCGGATTCGAACATCACAGGCATCGTGATGCCCAGGTAGCGGTGGGCGAACAGGATGGCCTTGGCCTGTGTGCGGGCATCGTGGTCCAGCGGGTTGGTGGCCTGGCCATCCTTGGTAAAGCGGGCTACAGCGTGCCGGCCTTTGAAGTCTACCGTGTACAGGGTGCCGTCGTTACCGATGATGGCGCAGAGGGCGGAGGTGGCGTAGCCGCGGGCGATTTGACGATCCATGATGGGGTACCTCGTGTGTTTGGTGAGTCGATGGGTGAAACTATACGCCCAAAGAAAAGGCGGCGCAATGGCCGCCTGTCGGGGTGACGAACGGTCAGATCGTCTTCAGCAGGTGCTTCCGTTTCTCACGGACCAGGAACCGAGACTGGGACCAGCCGTTGCAGTCGTTGCACTTGTACCGCTGGTACCGGCCGGCCACAGTGGTCGTGAAGCCACGCGGGGTGACGTCAGCAGAACCGCAGCGCGGGCAGTGGTGTTCCTGCTCCTCACGTCCTTCAGACTGTGGCACCAGCCCGGCAAACTGCGGCCCCTTGGCCCAGGGCAGGACACGGTTGAGTAGCTCGCACATGGCCTCCACGTCCATGTTGTTGTAGAGCCGCATTTCCCGCTCGGCGGCCGGATTGCGGTTGAGCCACTCGATCCACAACTGCAACCCCGGGAAGCGGCTGTGTGACCGCTTGGAGTTCTTCTGGTCCTTGGTCAGCCACGCCAGCTTGTACGAGGTCTGGCCGCCGATCTGGCGGGCCATCAGCATCGTGTCCAGGATCTTGGGCTTGGGGATCGGGGGCAGGTCGTTGCGGTAGAACGCCCCGTTGATCATCGGCCAGTCGAACCGGGCGCCGTTGTGGGCGACCACGTGGGTGGCGTCCTTAAGGATCTCCCAGAGCCTGGTCACCAGCTGCTTGTCGTCCCTCTGGTTGGCCTGCTCGAAGGTGGACAGGTACTTGGCTTTCTTGACCTTGCCGAATTCCCACTCGGACCAGGAGAAGCTGATCAGGGTGGATTCCTGCTGGATGTGATCGATGGAGACCACCTGCTTGCCGGTGCGCCAGACGTAGGCGACACAGGGGGCGGTCTCGATGTCGAGGGCAACGACGCGGGGCGCGTCGTGCGGTTTCTTCTGTTTCATTTTTGGCTATTGTCCAGGATTGAGGCGGCGAGCTGGGCCATCTTCTCGATGCCCCGATCGTTGCGGAAGATGATATCGCCTTTCACACGGGTGATGCCAGCTTCAGATGCATGAGCGGGTACTGCGAGCATATCGGCGGTCGGTTTGCGCTGGATGTGGATGATTTGTCCGCCGAGGGATCGAATGAGGGACGCCTCGTTGTCGAACCTGACATCGGGCACGGCAACCGTGTGGGCCCCAATGGCCAGTTCGTGCTGCCACACCTTCAGCCACAGGGCGGGGAGGAGGGACCTGCCCCATTCCGTGCCGAGGGTCTGCATCATGATGCGGGGGGTGATCTGGCCGTCCAGGAAGGGCACAGGGACGTTCTTGGCCAGGTCTGACACATCCACCCCAATGGAGGCCAGCATCCGCTTCAGCGGCCCGGCAAAGGGCTGCTCGACGAACTTCTGACCACGGAACTCGACGAGGCGGCGGAATTCGCCAGAGAGAGTGGACTTGCCCGATTGCGCCGGGCCTGCGATACCGATGAGGATCATTATTCAGTTCCTTTTGCTGTGGTTGTCAGAGAGCCATGCACAGGTGAGTGCGATGGCGATGGAGGCCAGGAGTGGCCAGATGGAGAGGTTGGAGAGCCAGGTGTACGACATATATCACCCTTGTGAATGTTGAAGGATCTCGTCGCGTTTGGCTTTGATCCTGTCGTTATTTGCTTTGATCTCCACGGCAATCGTGATGCCGCAGCAGACGATGATGCCGATGATGGCTATGACTGCATCCAGGTGCATGATGTTGCCCCAGGGCATTTTGCTGAACACGGCGTGCATCGTACACGGTCATTGGTGTGCTGTCAAGGCCTGATCCGACGAATGGTCTGTTTACCAGAGGAAGCCCGTAGAGCCCCCTAGAAGCGCTCCGAGCCCAAGGCAAGGTCAGTACCTCACCCAAGGTCACAAACGCCCTGTGGGCCCGTCTAGGGGCCTTAGAACGGCCTTCCGAAGATTCTCGGCCCCCCGTTCTCTTCATCGAAGGCTATGAATTCATCTTGGCCGAGCTTCTCGATGCGAGACACGGGCATGAGTGCCTGAAGCTCATGCAAGGAGTCCACCTCGCACAGGAGGTAGAAGGAGACCCAGTGGCCGTCTTTGCGGAGGAAGGGTACTGGGGTGACGAAGCAGCCTGTGAGCCTGTGGTTCTTCAGGAGGGCCCTATACAGGGGCATGGGGCAGATGGAGGTGACTTTATAGACGTTCATGGTGTTCTCCTAGTGGGGCATTGTGCGTGGATTGTGCCCAGGCACATGGGTTACCCCCGGATGATGGCGACATCGCCGTAATTGGCTTTGATCTTGGCAAGCTTTTTCCCGCCCAGCTTCTTAACTTCCTTGACGGGGAGGGATACCCTAAGCTCGTGCTCGAGGCGCTCTTCGGCTAGAACTTTGAATGTAACGACGTAAAAATCATTGAGGTGCCACAACGCGGGGCGTGAGAATTCCGTATTGATGACCTCACAAAGACTGGCGTCGGTCAGGAGATACTCGTACAGACCCTCCGGGACGGCTATGGTTGCTTCGATAATGCTGTTCATTTCGGATTGCCTTTGGCTTGTGTTTTGGTTTGGAGCCCCGTGGGGCTCCGTGAAATAGACTTTACTTCAATCAGGCGAGGTTGTCAACCGACTTATCAGGCGACTTGCGGGCACGGCGAATGTATTCGATGATGAGAAACAGGTTCTTCATGACATCGTTAGTTACGCCGGGGCGCTTGCTGATCTCGTTTGCGATCTTGATGATCTTGGCGAGTGCGGTCCCCTTTCCTCCGGGGTTGACGCAACGTACTTTTTTGAGGGTCCATTCGGCCGGCAGGCCGCCCCAGCCTTCGCGCTCGATGGTGTCGCTCACGGCGCTGCCGCTGCGGATGTACATCTTGTGGCCGTACGGGGACTGAAGCAACCAGTACACGTCATTGCGTTGCTTGTGCGACTTGTGATTCTGTTTCACGCCAACCCTGTTGGGCCGTGGAATCACGCCGTGCCTTGGTTGATGCTCTTCTATTGCCTTCATGCGTTCATGGGCAACCCTAAGCGCCACGTCCGGGCATCTTGCCGAGCCCACATCATACCCGGCCGCATTGTTGGCGAAGGCGCGCGGCATCGGCCAGCCGGTGCGGTCACCGGTCGCGAATTCTGCCGCTTCAATGTAGGCGCCGATCCTGCGGATCGATTCTGGGTAGCGCTCCTCCTTGGGGAGGTCGAGTGCATGCAAGACCGAATGCGTGGCGTTGCGAATAGCCTGAAGAAGTGGCCCCTGGTTCTTGGCCTCCGGGCTTGTGCACTGCTTTGGCGGGGCATTGTTCTCTGACACGATCAGCGCCCTATTGAAGCCGGGCTTGCCGATCAGCCTGGAGTTGAGTGCCAGCCTCGTAGCCGAGTACCCAGGGACCGGATGCACTGGATGCACGCAGATGCCCGTAAGCGAGGCAAAAGATTCCAGCACAGGGGTGGGGGCCATCACAGTGTAGTACAGCAGCGGGTCGGGTGGAGTGCGCCGAGGTTTCATTTCGCGTCCATGCGATTGGTTGAAGACGGCGCCACTGTACATCGCCCATGACCGCCTGTCAACCAACCGCCACCGACCACCACCCCAAGGTGCGCACCCATCCCACTTAAGGATTCCATCAACTTAACGATTGGGTCATGCACTCATATAGGCTCTACTTAAGGATTGGGTAAAATCCAAACATGGTTCGCCACGGATGACCCAATCGTTAAGTCGGGATTGGCTCTACAAGCCATTCTTACCCTATCCACTTAAGGATTACAAATCGGTAAGTGGACCCAAATTTTGGGTAATTACCGATTTGTAATCCTTAAGTGGAATGCCCTATCTACTTAAGGATTCAATTTGCACACCCCATCCCACTTAAGGATTTGCCTACGTAATAGGCAAAAAAAGACCCTCCGAAGAGGGTCCAGGGGTGTGGATAACCTGTGGATAAGTGTCGTCAGAAGAGTGCTGCCTGGGCCGCCGGCCCCCCTGTGTCTGCCTCCTCTTTGGGCACGCTGTGACCGGCCTTGGACACAATCTTGGCGTCCTCGACGGGCATCTCAGGGGCCTCGTCCGGGTGCTCCTTCCTCCACTCAGGGGACCCGTAGGGGTTCCACTTGGTGGGTCTCCTGGGGTCCGGGAAACCCTCCGGCCCGGGCTCCACACACCCTGTGACCGCACCATCAGAAGCACCGGGTTGCGACCCGCGGACCAGCAGCAGGCACCCCTTGGCCCCCAGCTCCGAGCCCGGGTACTCCTGGTGCATGAAGGCCAGCAGGTCACGGCAGTACTGGGAGCTCACATGGATGCAGATCAGCTCCGCCTCCTCGGCCGGCAGGGAGGCCTCCTTCTCCACCCGGTACATGAAGGAACCCGTGTCAGCATCCCTGAACAGGCACACACGGCAGGCACCGTAGGCCGGATCCCCGGGCTCGCCTGTGACCGGCCCATCGTCCACCCAAGCGTGATCGGTGATCATTGCCGCACCTCCTGTGCACGGCCACGCATGGCCAGGGAGGCCACGGCCAGGGCTTTGGCTTGCTCCTTCCCACCAGGGTAGATGGCCTCGATGGAGACCACCAGGTTGCCGTTCCTGCCCTTCATGGCCGCGAATACACGACCCTTGGCAGTAAAGGTACGAACCTGGCCGCAGGCAGCCTCGATCAGCAGGCACCCAGCACGGCGGCGTGAGGCGCCACGCAGGTCATAGGCGTTCAGGATGTCCAGCAGACACTGGGCGGGGGTGTTCTCGTAGATCATGGTTGTTGCTCCAGATTGATGGGTAATGTGCATCGCGCACAGGAAGGATGATGCCCGTGCGCGGGCTCGGTGTCAAATCGGGCCGACGAACGGCACCCCAGAAACGACGAAAGGCCCCGGAGGGCCTCTCTGATTGGTATTCGCTCTGGTGATATATCAGGCCAGGTGAACCAGTTTCAGGAAGCTGAACAGCTCCTTGGCTTCCTGTGCATCGTCTGTGATCGATGCCCGCAGGTAGCCCCGAGTGGCGAACACGATGGCGTAGAGGCCTTCGCGGTCGCGGTACAGGGACAGAGTGCCGCCTTGAGGGCAGGCCACGTCGTCCAGGCAGGCGCTACCCTGCGTGATTGACTTTACGAATGAACGTTGCTCTTGCCAGTCAATGTCGCCGGCGTGGGAGATGATAGTGTGCATGGCGCAACTCCTTGGGTTGAACTGCCCCGGTATCAGGGCCGTGGTGAATGATGCTCTGATTTCTGACCTGTGTCAAGCACCGGTCTGACGAACGGCCTTGTAGGCGTCGGGTTGGAAGCCCTCGACCTGGCGGATGATGGTCTCCCCGTCGTCGAACGTCACAACTGGCAGGGTTCGGGCGCCTTGCGCCGTGAACCGCTCACGGGCGTCAGGGTCATCGGCGAGGTCCACATAGGCTGGCTGGTAGCCACTGGCCATCAGCCACTTCAGGGCCATCTTGCAGGCGAAACAGCCTTCTTTGCCGTAGACGGTGGCGTGGATCATTTCAATTACCTCTTGCATTCGAGGGTAGCGGTCACAAGGCCGCTGGGGTGGTAGGTCAGCTTGACGACTTCGTACGAGAGTCCAAGAAGAACCTGCTCGCGCTCGGCGTCGTAGCCGGTCATGGTCTCCACCGGCACAGAGCGCGGCGGGTTGTTGATGGTCAGGATCACGCTGTTGGCGTTCGGGGCGAACCCGGCGGCAACGTTGATGTCGTCTGTGCATGACAGCAGCCCAGCCAAGTAACCGCCCTTCAGATGCTCGACGAACTGTGACTGCTGCTCTGAATTGCTGAACCGGTAGCCACGGTACAAGACCGGGTGGCGCTGGTTGGCCTCGCCCAGGGCGGCGTACACAGCGCGCCCCATCATCTGCGCCTGCGAGCTGCCCGAGCGGATGTATTCGTTCAGGTCGGCGAACAGGTCCGGGCCGGCGTAGGCTCCGACGATACTCCCCGATTCGATGGCCAGCAGGGCGGTCAGTGCTGCCCAGACGGGGCCCTCACCCTGGTTCATCGTGTCGCCGTACTTGGTGTAGTGAACCCAGTTGTCATCGTCCACCGGGGTCAGCATGGTGACCCACGAGCCGTCCTGGATGGATTCCGGGGTCACTTCTTTGAGCATCAGGTCTGCGTTCTTCATGGTCGGTGCCTTCATGTTGGCGTTGTCGATGGCTGAAATAATAAAGGGGCCGAAGCCCCTTTGCAAGCTCTACCCGACGAACGGTCCGTAGTGCATATCCGGGCGGCGCGGAGGCTCGCCCTGCCTTGGGCCGGCGCTCACCACCAGTGACTCGCGCCCACCGGCTGTGATCCTTGTTCCACCGATTTCAGCCCAGAGGTCGTCCAGGAAGGTGCAGCACATGTCTGCAGTCCCGTCATAGAAGGCCTCGCCAAGTCGCTTGTAGTGCGAAGGGAGGGGTTCTTCTCCAGCCAGCTCGACCACGTAGATGTCGATGGTTGGGGCCGTGTAGTGAACCACATGGTGTCCGTATTCCATTGTTTTTCCTCGCGAGACAATCCCCGGGCCGAAGCCCAGGGAGTACTATCACTTGTTGACGTTGACGGTCAGGTTGACGCTGCGGGCCATCGAGCACACGTCGCACTGGGGCTTAGCCTTCGGCGCCGGCTTCCGCTTCGGCTGCGGCTTCACCTTCGGCAGCTCCTGTGCCTTCGGCACGATCTCGTAGGCCACGCACTCCTGGACACGGATCGTGGTCACCATACGCTGCAGGGCGCCGCCCCTACTACCGCCGATCGAGCCGCCCGCGCCACTGCTACCGTTGGCACCGAAGGCCAGGGCTCCGGACGTGGAGACCGTCAGCACCGTGGTAGTCTCGTGCACCTTGTGGCCGATCAGCTGGGTCAGGCCGGGCATGACCTGGACACGGCGGTACGGCATGTCGAAGTCAGGGGCCAGCCACTGGTTCTGACCCAGTTCCACGTCGCGATCCCAGATCAGGCCAATCACACGGCCGTTCACGTCGGTGGACATCACCTTCTGGCGCGGGCCGCAGTAGGGGTCGGCAACTCGGGAGATCTCGGCAGAGGGGGCCACCATCGCGGCGGCCGGCACCGTGACCGGGTTGATGTTGAGCGACTTGCTGTTGTAGGTGTAGCCGCCGGTGGTCACTGCCGTAGCAGACTGGGTAGAGAACGAGCCGACCGAGCCACCTTGAGCCGTCTGGTTCTGGCCTTGCCCCTGCTGCTGCTGTGCCTGGGAGGTCACGCCGTTGACCGAGGCCGTGGGCTGGTTGACCGTGTTGGTGGTCTTGTTGTCCGAGTTGGTCTTGCAGGCGTTGACGCCGACGCAGTCAGCGCCCGGGGTGTTGGTGGCGTACACAGGGGCGGCGATCAGGGCCAGGGACAGGGCGAGGATCGTTTTGTTCATGGTGCTGCTCCTTCGTTGAGTTCGGTTGATCGACTTGCTGTCGATGGAGCGAACTGTACGCGAGTAACGCCACCGTGTCAAGCCCCCAAACGAAAAAGGGGCCCGAAGGCCCCTTCTGCCCGATGGGCGGTGATTCTCACACCACAGTCAGGCCCTCCACGCGGCGTTGCGTGCCGCCGATATCGGCGTCCATGTCGTCCGTCATCAGCGACAGCTTGCCGTTCGTTGCAGTCACGGACAGCGTCATCCGGCCACAGGACTTGTTGCCCAGAAGCTCCGTGCCACGCATGTCGGTCTGGGCTCCCAGGACCTCGTCGGCTGCGTACCGCTTGCCGTACGTGGACTGCTTGTCGCCGACCTTGGTCCATGACTGGTCCACGGCGATGTTGGCCACCCGGTACGGGCCGGTCAGCATGTTGCCCCTCACTTCCGTGGACTGGGCGTCGTTGCCGATGTACACGTGTGCCTGGGCCGTGGTGCCGACCGCCAGCGTGACCGTGTTGCCCAGGAACGCCACGTCCTTGGTGCCACAGTAGGCCTGCAGGCAGCCCTGCCCCTCTGCCACGGACGAGTAGAGGTGGTTGCCGATCACATCGACCGTGTTGGCCCCGTAGGCCGTGTGCACGCCACTGGACTTGAAGTCCACGATCTGGTTACCGACAACCTCCCCGTTGGTCACGGAGTCTTGCATGGACACGCCACGCATGTTTCCAGTGATCACGCAGGTCTCCACGCGGAAGCCATCCACGGCCGACAGGTTGATCCCGTAGTAACCGCCCTGGATGAAGCAGTCCTTGAAGTAGGCACCCTTGGCCCAGGTGCGAACCGGGACCGGCACCTTGGTGGCCTGATAGTGCACGCGCTGGGTGTTCATCAGCGTGCCAGCAACCTCGATAGCGGAGATCCCGGCGCCGCCAGTCGGCTGGTTCCGCTCGTCAGCCATGATGAACGTGCAGCACTTGGCCTCCAGCCCGCCAGATCCAGCCGTACCGGAAGCCTTTACGCTAACGCACCGCGAGCGCCCTTCGGGCACCTTGTAGTTGCCGGCCACACGGCTGTTCCAGGCGCCAGGGTAGTTTGGCTCTCCGGCGAACAGGCATCCATCCAGGATCAGCTTCCCTTCGCAGGCGTAGGCGTACAGAAGGGCCTCCATGTGCTGGGTATCGGCACCCTTCAGGATGAACACCGTGTCCTTGAACTTCAGATCGTTCTTCCGGTCACGGGGGAGCAGGCCGGCCCGGGCTTCATTCGTCGGCTCGATGACGAACACGCCGCCAACGACACCGACCGTGTTGTCGTGGATCACCAGCTGCTGCCCCTTGATGTGGAAGAGCTGGCCGGTCAGGTCGAACGTGGTTCCAGGCTTGGCCAGTTCGAACTGGTCGCGCAGGACGGCAACGGACTGGGGGGCGTCCAGCTTCCACGTGTTGTGGCCGCCGGTTGCCCTGACGAGGCCAGCCGCATCCCGTGGCCTCGGGGCGAGAGGGGGCGTCGCTGTCAGGTCCATTAGTCCGCCAGGGACCGTGCTTTGGTATGGCATTGGAAACATCCTTTAACGGTTTTTGAGGGATGAGCACCACTCGTCGAAGCGCTCGATTGTTACATCTCCGCTAATTTTACCCCGGAGAATGGATGCCAATTGCGGCAACAAGTGGCCGTACTGGCACCCAACTCCGGCGGCCGTGCACGCCCTTGTCATGGTTGCCTGATCCACGTCAATACCGACGACAAGCCGCCGCATGATGCCGCGGAGTTGCCCTGTGGTTGTGACGGGCCACCAGACGTCAGCCACCAGTGGCTGATCCTTCGGGGCGCTCAGCTTGGCGTACTGAGACGATGTGTCCATCGTCACGACGATGACCTTGGTGCCGTTGGCCATCACGTGATTGACCATGGCATCGGCCTGACCCCATGGGATGCCCAGTTTCGTAGCCCACTTGTCCGTGACCAAGAGCGAAATCTTGTCGGTCCAGCTGACACGGCACCACTGGCGGCCGTTCTTGTCGATGACGATGCGGGCCGCCTTCGTCAACGGCAGTAGGCATGGCACGGTCCCCGACATCTTCCGCTGTGCGTGCACGGTCATCGGTGGTTCGGCGTTGGCCACGATGTGCTCGCTCTTGGACCGGATCTCGAACTGGAACCCGCACACATCGCACTGCCGGGCAGAGGCGTGGCAACCGCTCTCGCATACGGGGCAGTACTTCTTGACGGCCTCCCCGGCACCCTTGACCTTCCGGCCTGGGATCCGCGGATTGTCGATCGGGCCGCACCGTCCGGCGTTGTCCGTGTAGTCCAGTACGAGACAGTCCACCTTGTCCGGGTGAATACGGGTTCCCCTCCCGAGGATCTGCACCCACAGGGAGCTGCTCTTCGTTGGTCGGAAGCAGGCCAGCACATCGATGTCGGGGGCGTCGAACCCGGTTGTGAGGGCCGAGACGCTGACCATCCAGCGGAAGGCGTTCTTGTTCCGGAAGGCGTCAATGAGGGTCTTCCGCTCGCCCTTGGGTGTCTCGCCCGTTACGATGGCGCAGGTCTCGCCCAGCCCCTTGAGCAACTCGACGATCATCTGGGCACACCGAACCGTGGGGGCGAACACGATGCCCTTCCTGCGCCCCGAGGCATCTTTGACCATCTGCGGCACCAGGTCAGGCAGCAGCGGCTCAACCCTGTGCGAGGCGTCGCCCTCGGAGTAGTCGCCGTTGCTGGCCAGCTTGACGCCTTCCATGTCGATCACGGACACAGGGCCTGCAATCAGGGGGGACAGATAGCCGTCGCCCAGCAGACGAGCAAAGGCTTCCGGCGTGCCGGCAGAGTAGATCTCGTCCTGGAACACTCCAGCGCCCACCAGCGGGCCGTCCATCCTCCACGGCGTGGCGGACAGGCCGATCAGCTGGACGTCCGGGTTCGCCTCCCTGATGCCTTGCAGCAACTGGCCGTACATTGTCTTCGGGTCAGATGACACAAGATGGCACTCGTCGATGATGACCCGATCGAACCTGCCGGCCTGGCCCGCGTGCCTGAAGGCGCTCCCCACCGAGCACACGACGGCCTGCCTGGTCCAGTCCTTCTTGCCGACGGAGGCTGACACGATGCCGACGGGGGTGCCGGCCAGCCGTTCGATGGCGGCGCCATTCTGGCGCACGAGGTCACCGTTGTGGATGGCGTTCAGCACCCTGCCACCGTGGGCCAGCGTGTCAGCCACGGCCTGCGCGATAACGATCGACTTCCCCGCCCCCGTGGGCAGATTAACGACGCCAGCGCGTCCGGTGTATGCCCGGATGGCGTCGATGGCTTCCTGTTGATACCAGCGCAGTTCCATGGATGATGCTCCTTACTCGATCGGGGTGTAATTGTGGCACAGAGAATCGCCCATTGCAATGCCGCACGTCACCTTTCCGTTGCCAGCGAACGCCGCGTGCACACAGGTTCGGCACGAGGCGATGGGCTCAGCCCCCTTGTGACAGAAGTCCTTGTGGTCACAGAACTTGCAGCGGAAGTCAGTGTCCACTAACTTTGGCGGGATCAGGCCGTGAGTGATGTCGGTGGCCAGGTTGAGGAACTCCACTGGCTCACCAGAGTACTCCACGAGGTATACCTGGATGGCGTCTGTATCCTTGCACGATGCCAGATACATGGCCTTCTTCAAGCCCAGGCCGTGCATGCCGCACTGCATCTGGGCGATGTGCTCGGGCTTGATCTGACCATCCTTCTCCAGCTTGTCCCAGGCCTTCCGGTTCATGGTCTTGAACTCGAGCACAGCCAGGTTGCCATCCTCCAGCTTGATCACGCCATCCACGGAGCCATGCAGGTCGCCGGTCTTGTACGAGATCTGCCCGCCGTCCTTCGAGATCAGCTTGAGGGCGAATCCGGCCACTTGCAGGCAGGCGGCCAGCCTGGC